TACCTTGTTCACCCTGAACACCTTGAATACCTTGCGTACCTCTAATGTTTGTAGCATTACTTATGTTTGTTACAAGACCTGTTGAAGATAAATAGCCTACTTCTACACTAAAGTTGGTCAAGATAGTGTTGTCGTTGGTAATGGTAACGTCCCTAGCGGTGAAAAGATTCACGTTATCTTAGGCGCTATTTGGCTCAAGATTCGTATTGGTGAACGCCTATGGAATCTCCTATACACCAAAGAACGTATCCTATATACAAACGGTGGTATTGATTTATTTAAAGCAGAGTTGGTTACAGTGTTAAATGAAGCTGTTACAAACAACATTCTTACAGAAGATGATGGATTCCAAATCTCTGTTCCAGATGCTAACAAATTAACTTCACAAGAACGAGCTTCTGGTGTTCTTTCACGATTGACTTTCCGAGCTAGATTAGCTGGTGCAATCATTTATGTAGATGCTGTTGAAGGCACTGTTTACGCTTAATAAGGAGAATTATAAATGGCTGGACGTACTTTAAATAGCTATATCCCATCATCTTCAACAATTGTTATTAGTCATCCTAAGACTAATACAAGTCACGCTGTTACAGGTTTTACAGCAGATTCTACAGTGAGTATTGAGTTCCCTGATCAAACATGGACTAACACTGTTGGTATTGATGGTCACACTACTCGTACACATCGTTTAGATAAGACTGTTCAAATGACTATTCACTTAGAACAAACATCTAAATCAAATGACGTTCTTAGTGCTTTACTACGTTACGATGAGAGTGATATTTCAGGTCGTGATGGTATCTTCACTTGTACATTTGCTGATAAGAGTGGTCGTTCTTATGTCTACTCATCTCAATGCTATGTATCACGCCCAACTTCACAAGAGTTCGGTAGTGCAACAGGTACTCGTGATTGGATGATTACTTTTGCTTGGGCTGATCAATGGATTGGTGGTAACGGTTTAATTGACCCTGACACTGTTCAAGTATTAGAGAGACTTGGCGTTAACATTGATGACGAATGGAAAAGTGTTGTTTAACAAATAAAGGATAAACTCTTCAATGAAATATTTAAACTCTTATGTACCATCTCAAGTTAGATGTAAGATTTTTGGAATACCAATTGAAGGGTTCTCTGAAAGCAACATTGTTGACATTGAAAGAGAGAATGATGTAACCACGTTCAGAAAGGCTATGGATGGCTCAAGAACAGCGTTTAAGGATAAGTATGGTAGTTATAGGTTAACTTTCCATGTTAATCAAACTAGCGAAGCTAATACGTGGTTACACCTATTATTTAAGCTGTATCAAAAGACTAATGCTGAATTTAAGATGCCGATTGAAGTTGAAGAAAAGATGAGTGAAGGTGGTACTAGATTCTTTGCTCTAGATTGTTTCTTCGAGAATGAAGCTAATACAAACTTTGCATCAGATGTTGGTGTTAAAACGTGGACATTCATTTGTCACAACGGTAGCTACACACAACAAGGTACTTATGAAAGCAATGAGCTTTACTCTAAGATTCAATCTTTAGTTAAAGTTGTAGAGCTTGCTGATATGGTAGGTATTGACCTCTCATCAATTGAAAGTAAAGGTGTTGAGGTATTCTCATCAACAATGGATAAACTTAAAAATCTTTTCTAAGAACAATACAAAGCATAGGATATTAAATGGCTTCAATATTAACAGGGTTAGCAGAGAAAGCTAAATCCTTATGGGATGGTGGAAACCTCTTAGAAAGATCGACTAAAGTTTATGATGCATCAAGAAACAAGATCACAATTGCTCGTATGGAAATTGATGGTATTGAGGAAGCAACCATTAGTGCTAGAACAATAAGTGTTGCAGAGTTTGGTATTGATCCAAGTTACTACACTTATTATGACAAAGAGGAGATGATGACACTTACTTTGAACATCCTCCCAACAGCAAAGTCAAATTCTATTCTACAAGCTCTTGCAAGAAAACAACAAGAACTTAAAGGTTGGTTCTATATTAGTGTATATGAGAATGGGGATATCGTAGATATCTTTAGGTCACATATTATTAGTATGCCTGAAATAACTTTATCAATGCAAGCACCTAACAAGGTTTATGTGTTTGGTGTTAAATCAACACTAACTACAAATGTATTTGCATCAGATAGTACAGAACAAACAGCAACAGGCTCAAAACAAAGTGAAGCCAATGCTCAACTAGAATCTAAAGGTGTTAGTGAAAATACACCTGTACAAACTACGCCACATCAATGGGAAAAAGGCGACCCAAATTTTTAGGAGATATAAATTAAATGTCAAAACAACAAATTACTCAATTAAACGATAAAACTTACATTATTGACGCTTTTCGTGGTAAGCAAGGTTTTATGCTACTTACTCGTGTTACTAAGTATGTATTCCCATTTCTAAAGTTCTGGGGAAATCATAATGTAGAAGATGAAACAGTTGTTTCAGAATTATCTTCATTGTTGGCTGGTGAAAATGCATCAGAAGTATTCGACATTATTGTTGAGCTTATGGATGCTGTGACAGTCAATGGTTCAAAGATTAACTTCGATGTTGAGTTTGAACAAAACTATGACACATTACTGAAACTTACTTACGAAGTTTTAAAATTAAACTACCTTGAATCTTTTCAAAGACTCGTTACAAATGCGAAGTAATTCCTAGAGAGGAAAACCAAGTAACGAGGGTAAACAAACGAGAATATGACAGACTTGAGAACAACCTCTCACTTCCTGTTGAATGGATGGAAGTGTTATGCCATCCGAAAACAAAAGATAAGCCATCACTACTATTAAAACTAAAATACGAAATGACAGTAGATGATGTTCTTGATCTAAAAGAATACTACGAATATGAAAACTTAATTTCATACGAAGATTATTTAAGACAAAAAGAAAGTTCAAACAATAGATAACCAAGACAAGGAAAGGTATATATGTCTAATCAAATTGCTAGTATGTTTGCTAGTCTTGGATTTAAAGTTGATACGACAGGTTTAGACAGCTTCAATAGCAAGCTTAGAGAAGTACGTGGTAATACAGTAGTAGCTGCAAGAAACATTGGTGTCTTAGCTGAAAAACTACGAAGTGCTTCATCTGCATTAGATGGTGTTACTACAAAATTAGATAAAGTATCTTTAAAGAAAGCTAACCAGAATATTGCTGATAGCTACAAGAGTGTTGCTTCTAATGTAAACCTTGTTGAAAAAGCTCTCACATCTATTCAAAATAATCAAAAAGGTATTACTAAAGCTTTAGGTAGAATCCATGCCTCAGTAAGAGCTGGTGAGCCTTTATGGGAAAAATATAGAGCTACTGTACGTGCTACTAAAGAAGATTTAGTTGCTGTTAACGGTAAGATGAAAGAGCTTAGAGCAAACTCTACAGTCTCCTTGAGAGTTAATCAAGGTCGTGGTAGTGGCTCAGATAATTCATCTAATACAAGACAAACTAACAACAATAATATGTTTGGTGGAATGTTCGGTGGTAGAGGTGACTTCTCAGGAGGTTTCTTTAGGTCAATGCTTCCAGCAGTTGCATTAGCTGGTGGATTACCTAGTGCTGGTTTTGCTGTTAAAGAGACAGTACAAGCTGGTCGTGAACGTATTAAAATGTCTAACATTATGACAGCTTCTACAAAGGATGCTGAAGAATATGCTAAGGCAATGGCGTATGTTAGATCAGAGTCTAATCGTCTAGGTCAAAGCACTACTGAAATGGGCTTAGGTTTTGCTAAGGTAATGCAATCTGTTCAAGGTAAATTATCACTAGAAAAGACACAGAAAATCTTTACAGGTTTTGGTGAGTTAATGACAGTGATGGGTAACAGTGCTGATGATCAAAAAGGCGTTTATCGTGCAATGACTCAGATGTTCTCTAAAGGGAAGATTGAGGCAGAAGAAGAAGGACAAATGGCTGAACGTGGACTTCCGATGAAAGAGCTTATTAAAAAAGCTGCAATGGAAGTTTATAAAGTAGACCAAAAAGGCTACGAGAAAATGCGTAAAGCTGGTGCTGTAAAAGCTGAGGATGTTCTTCCTCGTGTTGCAGAGCTTATGTCTGAAATGGCTAATAAGAATAGTGCATTAGATAAAGCATTGAACCAGTCTGTAGTAAAGCAACAACAATTCATGAACCGTCTAAATGATTTTGCTGAGAGCATTATGACTGGCGGTTTAGATGCAATGTTAGGTGATATCTTTGACAAACTATCAGCTCTTGTTGATATATTAAGTGAGATTACAACTGGGGCTAAAGAGTTTAAAAAATCTATAGACGACTTAACTGGTGGTAACGGTTTACTATCAATTGCATTAACCATCGTAATCGGATTATTATTTAAGAAAAGAAAAGCAGTATCTTCTGTAACAAAGAATCTAAAAAGCTTCTCAGGTGTTGCAAGAATAGTAACTGGTTTCCTTAATGGTAGAATGGGGCAAGCGTTAATTACAATAACCAAAAGATTTGGTTGGGTTGGTTTAGCAATATCAGGTGCATTGACATTACTTCAACAATTCGGTAAAGCAATGCAAGATCAGAAGCTTGGTAAGTGGACATGGATTGACACACTAGGAGCTAAGTTAGAGAACTTCAAATTACGTTGGGAGTTGATGACTCTCGATATGCAAGTAAATTGGATAAACTTAAAGCACGCTCTAGACCCTACTTGGTGGTCTTCTGGTAAAAAAGAAACATTTAGATATTTCGGTGATGTAAACGCTAAAAAACTTTCTTCGTCAGATATATTATCTAGGAATGCTGGACAACAGGCATTGAAGCAACAAACCCAACAAGCCATTAAGAATGCAGAAGCATCTCGTGGTGGTGGCAATAAATCTCCGATACCTTACGCTTCACCTAATGCGTTTGGAAAATCAATACCTAAAATCACCATTAACTCAATGACAAATGTTCATATTGATAAAGATGGAAACACCAAAAGAACAGAAGCAACGGCTGATGTAATGCCATAATCGGAGGAAAACTTTTTGATTTACACTTTATTAAATCGAGACAAAGATGGCAATGTAAAACAGATATTTTCTTTTGAATCAGTACAATCTTTTACAGAGAGCTTGAGAGCTAGTGTGTCATCAAGCACTGTAGAATTTGGCTTTCCAATATCTGACAATATTTCAACTGAAAACCCGACATACTCTCTAAACACGGTTGTTTCTGCATATTCATTATTTAATCAGGAAAATGAGATTTACTGGAATGGTGAGGATTTTGTTAGCCAAAGTTCCTCTAAAGGAGGTAACAATTATCACCTAATAATGAGAGATGCTTTGAAATCTCTGTGGAAAGATCGTCAGATTGTTTCTATTCTAGAGAGTGAGAAAGCATCTTTTGCAAATACAGTAAGTGATAGGTATGCTCAACTTACTTCAAAGTATTACAAAGAATATAAGAATTGTGCGATAACCTCTTTGGAGATTGATACAGGCGAAAGCTCTAACGGTGTTATCTTCCTAAAGATGACGATTGAACAAGTTGATGTGGCTTATGTTAGCTTTGGTCAGTTACAAGAAGATCAGATGCAACCACCATTGAAAGCACATTCAAAAGTTGTGACGGATTTAGGAACTACAAAAACAACCACTACTGACGATAACTCAGCAACCAAACCCGATTCGTCAAGTGTTGCAGAAAAAAGCACTGACCCTCAATCTGTAAAAAAACAAATACCTAATGGTATTTTGTCAGAAGAAAGAACACTAAAGAATGCTGTTGAAGCTAGGAAAATGGCAATTGGTTTAGAGGCTACTGGGGCTAACTCAAAGTGGTATTTTGAACAGGTTGGTGATGCAACAAGAGTTGTAAGAGAAGCAGGGAGATAATTATGAGCGATTTTGACGACAATCTTTTTGATGATTTTGTCACAAACTACGTAATTGTTCCTGTCTCAGATAATTACAATTACAAAACAAGGGTTAGACTTGAGAATAACTTATTAGTGTTGGATGTTAAGTACAACCTAAGAAATAAAAGAAGAAGTCTATCTATCTCTAGTGTTGATGGTGATGTGTTATTGCCATATACGTTTTTAGATTACGGGAGACGTTGTGAATTGAATTTCAACGCTACTCAAATAGACTTAAATTATTATGTCACTTTATTACCAAAGAGTAAAAGTTTTGTATATGACAAATCATACGACTTCTTAAATTGGTCTGATAATTTTGATTTGTGTTTTGTTGGAAACTCCTTTGACCTAAAAGAAAGACTTGATAAAAACATAAGAATCAGACTTGTTGGAAATTAGAATTAAACAAAAGGGGTTGTAATTGGCTATTAATAAAGGTATTCAGTTTGGTAGATATGCTGAAGTAG